CATACAGTCATCAATCGACGTACCATTCGGGTCTGCGAGGAAGTTTTTGGGATTGACCGGCACCAATTTGACACATACGCGGTCTTTTTCGCCGACGCCATACGCCATCTGCTGCTGATCCAGAGGCACCTGCATGGGTTTGTACTGTTTTTCGCTACCAACAGTGATTTCAGCAATTCCAGTACCGTAAATCTCGCCCAATAGAACGATCTGGTCGATACTTTTGCGGATTTTGTCCTGCGCGAAGTCCTCGTTAAGCTGCGCCTTCAGTTTTTCCACGTCCAGCGGGCCATTCTGGTCGTTCAGATCGTCCTTGATGTCAAAAAACTCGCCCTGACCGAAGATTGCTTCCATCACTTCGGCGTGGCGCGTTTCAATCGCCTGCTGTGTGGCGGGGGAAATCACCTTGCTGCGCTCTGAATCCCGCTGTTTGTCGCTACCGGCCCACACGCCACGGAAGGTACGCTCGTACCTGTCCCATTCGTCGGCATAGTTCTGGTCGCGGTGTTCCCGCCAGCGGTCGGTATGATCGACTACGAACGCTACGAGTTCCTTTTCGTTCTCGGTGGGTTCGTGATATTGCGTCTGCTCGACAGCGGGAGTCTCATCGACCACCTGGCCTGTATTTTCGAGCAGCGGGACGGGTTCTCTGGCGGGGACTTTCATCGCTCATACCTCATACATAAGTTGCGACAAAATACACTATCACCGACTCAGAGTCAATGTTAGCACTCACTTACGCTCTTGCTTCGTATATCCGCCAGAATCAACGGTGTCCAGAAATCGACATCCTTGGTATTCACAACAACATCAGGCGATTCCGGTATCTGGAACACGGAATCTGTGTCGGAGTATCTGCTGCGCTCTACGGTATCCAGCCAGATCGTGTAATCTGCTGCGAATATGTCGCGCTGCGCCTCCAGCGGGGCTATGAAATCGCAAATCACAGATTCGTGGCCTTCAGAGAGCAGTTTCATACGCGCCGCCTGTCGGATTCGCCCTTCCTGCGAGAAATCCCAATCGTCGTATTCCTTGCGAATCTCATCGGCATTCAGCCACTTATAGCCCGTTCGCTCGGCCAACGCCTTCGCCAGCGTGGTCTTTCCGGCCCCCGACAGGCCCATTATCAGGATTCGCATGGATAAACAGCCTATTTGCTAATTACTGGATTCCAGTAATAGCACCCGTCTTTAGTGGTTATACAGTAGCTTTTTGCGTACTCGTCCCACTCTATACGTGGTTCATGGTTCCTAACAGCGGCATCCCAACCGATCTTTGCCACCTCAACAATAAAACTGTCGTTGCGCTCGGCAAAGGTTCCGTTCCCGTTGCGTTCGCTATTGGCCCATTCATCAAAAGTCATGTCTATCTCCTAAGTATTGTCGTACCCCAACGACTTCTCAATCTCCAGCATCCCCTCGGCGACCCATATCTTATCAAGCCCGTCCGTCCAGTGGTCGCGCCAATCGGAAGCTTTCCCTGTCCATGTCGGCGTATTACCTGGAATACGCGCCAGAAATTCCGCTGTCGGCTCCTTTTTACCTAAGTACCGCGCCAACCCCTGCGCCACGGAAATATCAGTCTGCATGTCCTCGTACTTGAAACAGTACGCCGAAGTGAGTAACCACTTCTCGTAAGCCCTATACACAGCGGGCATCGATGAGTTATAGTAGTCGAAAAACTGCGCGATTAGCTTGTCCTCGGTGATCGTATCCTCCCATCCTCGCATTTGATGGTTCTGATACCGCTGCGCCGAGATCAGGACATTTCGCGGATTCCGATACACATACGCTACTTTGTGCTTTCCGGCCAGCAGGTAGTTCGCTGTGTGCATGTGGGGCGACGGGGCCGCGCCGAGCATCCGGCAGACCTTTTCCGTCATGTTGGTGCCGCTTTTTGGAATTCCACAGGCCAAAACGTCGTATTTCGAGTAGTCGAACATTGATTCTCCTTATATCCCTGAAATTTCATCCAAAACTTCGTATTCATCGTCGTTACTCATCTTCGAATATACGGCGTCATGCAAATATGCTATAAGGCTAAGCGCGTCGGCGGCATCGTCGTGAACTTTGTTGTTCGGGAACATAAGTAGCTGTTTTTTCAGTTTATCAAAGTTCTCACGATTGCTGAACGTGATCCGGCCATGCTCAAATCTTCCTTGCAGGTTCCATATGACGCGATTGGCAATTGCATCCGATCCCTTCTTGCTTAGGCCGGAGGTCTTGATTGGCTCAATGTGGCAATACACAGCATTCTTGTTCATCAAGTCTTTAAGGTACGGCATTACCGCCCTCATCAACGAACCGCTTTCAATGCCAATCATTATTGGCTTGTACGTCCTGATTGCCATCAAAATCCTGACAGCAGTTTCCCTTACGTCCTTCCTAAAACAATCGACCTTCTTCACCCACCAGTTGCCATCATCGGTAATCTTCACCACGGCAATAGCTGTATCGTCCAAGTGCTTTTTCTTGTTTGGATCGCTTACATCACCGTACTTGAACCATTCTTCCTTGAAGATGTCGCTGCCGAGCGTGTCAAACGATGCCATGTATTCCTGAAGGAATGCCATAGTCGACATCGAGTTTTTCGCAGCTTCGATTTCAGTTCGAGAGATAAGCGGGTTGTCGTAGGTTGTGAGATGCCAACTTTTCCATTCTTGGTCATCACCAAGGCCGCGCTCAAAGTATTCCCTGAACAAACTGTCACCAGGCGTCGGCGTGCCAATGAACAGCGCCGTTCCCTGCATGTCAGATAGCGCAGGACGAATGATGAGTTCCCAAACGGAATCTTTCATCATTTGCATTTCGTCGAGAGTAACGTGGTACAACTTCATACCGCGCAGCGAATCTGGTGAGTCAGCACCACGGACGTAGATCGTTACTCCGTTGATCAACACTATCTCGCCGTTATTCACGTTGCTTTTGAGTATCGCCTTACCACCCAACTCCATCAGCAGGTTCCAGCACAACACTCGCGCCATCCCTTGCGTGGGTGCGACGTACATAACACCTGCATCTTTCGCCGGGCATTCCAGACCCTTTATGATGGTATTCACCACAGAGAACCTAGTTTTGCCACAACGGCGGCCTGCAACCACGGTCTTGAATCGAGACTTACTCTGCATCGCCTCAAGCTGCCACGGGATGAAATCGAAGCGCATCTCTTTCATAGAAGCAATCCCAACTCTTGCATGTAATCTACTGGATGTTTCGCGTTTTTCCTCAAGTTGCAAACCGAGTGCAGCAACTGTATGTTGCTATCAACATTCTCACCCCCAAGAGCAATCGGCATTATGTGATCCAAATGAAAGTCATCCTTCAATGGTTTGAAACAACAAGCGCACTTTCCTTTCTGCTTTGCCATCAGTATTTCAACAATGTCTTTCGACAACTTACCGCCAGCCATCTTGCGACGACGGTTAATGCAGAACGTGCGCGAGTGTCCATTGTTCTCGGCCCTCCACTTCCTCACGTTCTCCGCATGCTTTTCCTTGTTATTCTCGTACCACTTCCTAGTACATTGTGCCATCTTCTCAGGGTTGGCTTTCAACCACCTAGCCTTTATCTCACGAGATTTCTCACGATTCTTCTCAGCCCATTCCCTTGATTTGATCAAAAGATTTCCTTTGTTCGCCGTGTAATACTCTTTCCGATATTCAGCAGCACATGGCCGACACACTCCATCAGGGCGTAGGTCATCAGACCCACATTTCTTACATGGGCCTACATACTTCTCTCTTGGTTTAATCCCCGCAAGCCTGCGCTTCCGTTCTTCCCGAAGCCGCTCACAGTCTCTGCACTTCCCGCCAGGGCCGCGATTAGTTCCTCCGCAACTCCTGCAAGGCTTTGATACAATCCCTGTATCCATGACACCTCCACGATAGGTCGATTGGCTAGAGGCCGGATACCGTTAGCGCGGTTCCGGCTTCGCTCATTATACGCTACGCAACTGGCTATTTTCACTCACCTTTTGCTCAATCGTCACCCCAGTATGCTCCAACCCAGGAACCGCCACCGCGCCGATAATTATCTGTATCCCACCAACCCCACCTACGGACGCACGGCTCTCCCCATCCCCATACTTCATCCTGTCCAACTTCGCGGCGGTCTTCGTGTAATGCTCCACCTTCAGGCGATTCACACCCAACTGCTCCATACTCGCCGCAGCCACTTCCCTATCCGCGTGATCCGCCAGGATATCCGCTCTCGCACGATACGCCAGCGCTACATCATCGGCGCAGTTTTTCTCGATCCACTCGCGGATTATCCACCACGGTATCGACTC